TCAGGCATGGTTGCTGCGCTTCCCATCACTGTTTTCCTTATTGTTATCTTTAACAATCAGCGTAGCCCAGATGTAACCCACCACTAATAATGAAATATTGGGATTGAATGGGATCGCTTGGGATTTCATGGGACAGCCCTTGAACAGAGCGGCTAAGCGAAAGCTGGAGGGTTAGAGATGCAATCGCCTAATGTGAAACAAATCTAGCGAAAGGCTATGTACGCATTCATTTGAGGAAAAATACAGAAGCTAACAGCCGTTTCGGTTCTTGCCTTTGAGTACTATGGCTAGACCGCTTTTTCATGTAACAACTTTTCAAGCTAACCGTTTTATGAATAGGATGCTTGATCCGATTCATCTCATTCACGTTAACCATTTGTAAATAATTATGAAATTACTCGTTTATTTAACACTTCAGTACTTAGAATCGGATCCAATCCTACTCGATTAAATTTTAAACACTCAAGAAAGTTTCTGTCTTTGAAGCAGGACTCTACTCTGTATATCAGAAATATATTGCTCTCTTTTCAGCACGTAACGGCAGTAACGATATGCTACGCCAACTATGTGGCCGATACCCCACGCGAACGCCATTGATACGACAAAACTCACTTCATAGATGTTTAACCCGCTCTCTATTTTGAAGTTCCAAAACACTGAGAAAGTTATTAAACCAAGAAGAATAATGATGTTCTTTCCGAGATTAGCAATTAAGAAACTAGGTTCATCGCAAAGACGATTGATGAAAGATAGCTCTTCCTCAAGCTTTGATATTTTCGATTCGATACTCCACCGCCTGAGACGACTTGTTAAAGCGGAAGCCCGTTCGATTGTCTCTGGTAGTTGAGTCAAAAATGCTATTGCAGCGAGCACCAGACTGATGATTGCCATTACATAAGCACTATCCATTTCGTCCTCCAGGTACCAAATATCAAATCATCTTTCATTCAGCGACATTACTGTGTCTGGGAGTTTAAGTTGGCCGCAATCAGCTAGAAATACTATCTAAATTAGCGAGATGCAGAAATTCTTGGTGAGTTATTACGACACAAATCAAAATATTCTGGGCAATTGGAAATGCTCAGCCAAAGTTATTTCTACTTAAAATCCTTACCAAGCCAAACTACCCGGCCCAGGACTTCTATGTTCTGCAGCTTATCAGCTCCAACGTTTTCATCTGGTTCTTTGTTGATGTCCGTGTATACATCAACGCTGCCATCGACTCTGACCTTAATCCATCGGATAAGCATGTTGCCATTAAGTTTTAGAGCTAGGACGCCATCGGAAACTGAAGTATCAGACATATCAATCATGACGCTGTCACCGCCGCTGATGATTCCGCCTTCCACGTAGCTCTTAACGAAATAGATTCTTAAGCTTTCCGACTTCAACCCTCGGTATTCAAGCCACTTCTTCCTGAAAGCGAGTTTTCGTCTTACTGGAGCTGCGCTCTGCTCGGTGTTATCCATCTCATCGACGGTGATATGGTAACCTTCGACAAGCACGAACTCTTCACTATCAATGGTGGTAACTGCCTGCCTTGCCATTTGGTCAAAGTCAGTAACCGCATCTCCGGTAAAGATCTCCCCTTCCCCAGTAGCAAACCAGTGAACGCTAATACCGCCAACCAAACAGATTTTGGCGGCTATATCCAGACCAGGCATCCCGCCCTTTAAGTACTTGCGAATCATAGTTTCGGATACACCGACTTTCGACGCAAAACTTCGAATGCTTTGGTCGCCAATGATGTATTTCAGTCTGTCGGTAAGGGAGTTCATTACTCCAGTTTCCTCCGAAAAAATCTGTCCAGATTCCAAGCCGATTTAACCAAAAAAAATAAAAAGAAATCTATCAATTAGTTAAGTGCAGTCGGAACTATCAGGCAGATAAATGTGAACCAAATCACCGCTTATAAATTGATCAACCCAAAAGTTCGCATTATAGTTAACTTAATAGTTCGCACCGCGAACTAAAGTGCGCAAAATTGACCGTTCGCGATGCGAACAAAACAACCAAGAGTTTAAACCAAACCATGAAATTAGTCACCGCAAGAGACGTTCGTGCGGCACTGATCCAAAAAGGCTATAGCTGCCGAAGTTGGGCGCTTGAGAATGGATTTGGCCCGAGAACAGTTCAGAAATGTATTCAAGAGCACCCGCCTTGCTCCAAAAGAAAAGTTCGAGGAGGTGCGTACAAAGAAATTCTACGCGAACTATCAAAAACACTGGCTGAAGATCTTCTGAGGAACAAAGCTGATGGGTAAAGAATGGTTTACCGCGAATGATCTGGCAGGTCTGCCAGCTATGCCCCAAACGGCCAGAAATGTGCGCATTCGTGCGGAAAAAGGCCAATGGCAAGTGCGTCAACGCCCCGTGGGCAAAGGCTACGAGTATCACATCAGCTCACTGCCTAGTGCGACTATCGCTGAACTCAGCAAAACAGCCATTAAAGAAACTCATGGCGAACGTGCAGCTGCTCAGCTCAATGCCAGCTTAGACCAGGAGAACCGGGCGAAAGATAAGCAGCAAGCCAATATTCGAGCGGAGGGACTCAAAGCATTCAATACTCTCACTGACCGCCAGAAACAGCTCGCTGAATCTCGTGCGGAGATTGTTCGCCTGCGCTCGCTCTATTTATCTGCATTCAAGGGCCAAATGTCAGACGGCCATACCCACTTTATCCAAGAGTTTAAGGAGCAAACCCTTCCTCTCGAAAATACCGTTTACGAGGTGGTAGTAAACGTTAGTCGTTCAACCATTGATCGTTGGGAAAAAGCACTTCAGCAAGACGGGATTTGCGGTCTTGTTAGACGCAAAAACGCCCGAAAAAGTGACAGCGTCATTTGCCAACAGCCAGACCTTGAGCAGTTCTGTATCACCTTGTTAATTTCACGCCCGCACTTTCAAAAACAGCCTTACAAGATGCGGGAATACGCGCTGGTACAAAAAGAGAAAACTAAGGCTAGTTGGACAGTCCCAGCCCCATCCAGTTTTAGACGGTGGATCAACTACTGGGTTAACACAAATCAGGGCAAGCACACCTTCGCCGTTGACCACAAAAGCTTCTTCGGCAAAGAACGTGGGCTAATCCATGACCATGATGCCTGGGTGAGTCGGCCAAACGACCTCTGGGAGCTGGATTCAACTCCGACTGACATCATGCTAAACGTTGATGGCAAGCTCGTCCGCTATTCCATTGTGGGCTGCATCGATGTCTACACCCGACGCGTGAAAATGCTGCTCGCACCGACCTCTACCTCAGAGGCCATTTGCCTACTCATCCGCAAAGCCATTTTGGATTGGGGGATGCCCAATCAAGACGGCGTCATCAAAACTGACAACGGCAGCGACTACATCGCGAATAAATCACGGGCCGTATTTGCTTCCCTCGGTGTAAAACACATGCGAGCGAAACCCTTCTCAGGATGGGAAAAGCCATTTATTGAACGCTTCTTTGGCACTTTCCAAGGCGGCATTGTTGAAGTGATGCCCAACTACATTGGCCATAGCGTGAAAGATAGAGAGCTTATTGAAGCCTGTCATGCATTCGCAGCCCGCATTGGCGATGGAAAAAAGAAACGCTATGAAGATGCGCTGGAGCTCGGGATTTCTCCGAGTGAGATGCAGCAATTCATGGATGATTGGTTAGAGCACTACTACCACCAAAATCCACATTCAGGATTAGACGGTCTAAGCCCTTACCAGCAATACCAGAAAGCGAACTATAAGCCCCAATTTATTGCAGAGCCACGAGCTTTGGACACCTTATTGAACTTCGCCGGAGAGAAAAGCATTCGTCGTGGCGGCGTTCAGGTCAACAAGCTCGTCTACCGTGCGCCAGAGCTCCAAGAAGAAAAATACATGCGTCAGAGAGTCAACGTATACCTCGACCCATGCGATGTGGCCCGTGCCTACCTCTACCCCGTCCACGGAGATGGTGAATGTATAGAGGCCGTCAACGCTGACTTGATAGGCCGTGAAATTAGCCCGCAAGAATTCATCGAAGCTAGACGCCAAACAGAGAAGCAACTTCGTCAATTTAAACGCGATATGAAGCGTTATGCCGATGAATTTGGCATTGATGATCTGGCCGCTGAAGCCATTGCCCAGGCAAAAGCCAAAAACAACATGCTGCCTTTCCCGAAAGAGACAACAGAGCACAGTAACGTCCTTTTGACCGCACTCGAAAAAGCGGGCATGAAGCCTTCACAAATTCGCAGCCATGCTCAGCTTGAGGCCATTGAACAGCATAGAGAACAACGCAAGAAACAAACTGAAAGAACAGCCGAACAAGAATCCAGAATGCTCAAAAGCGAACGCGAGATCGCCTGGGATATGGCAGACATCTTGGTTAACGGCGGGGAGTTAGACGAAAGGCAGAAAAAGTGGTTTAGCAACTACATGCGCAACCATCAACTCACTGCACCCCAAATCAAAAAGTACATCGAATCCGGCGGCAAAACACGTCGGTTGGCTAAGTGATCTTGGCTTTAGGTATGACCTGAAGCGAGAAGGGATGGCTCACAATCCTGGCCGATTGTGAGCCCGATTAATCGCTCGTAAGAGCAACCATAATCATAAGGTATCATAGACATGAGAAATAAGATTGTCGATGTGAAAAACGTGTCAGCCTCCCTGGCACTGTTAGAAAACCTATTAACCCGCTCCCAAATTGTGCCCGGTATGGGATTAATCCATGGCGAAAGTGGGTTTGGGAAAACCACCGCTCTTCAGTATCTCTTCAATCTGGATAGCACCAATGGTGTTTATGTTCGCTGCTGCGCGAGTGATACGCCTACCAGTATCTTAAATCGCATAGCCAAAGAATGTGGCCTTATCCCTGCGGGACGCGCTTACCAAACTCTCGAAGACATTATCGAGTGCGTTCGCAGAAACGAGTTTAGCCTGTTTGTTGATGAAGCTGACTATGTCGTTGGCAGTAAGAAAATCATGGAATCATTCCGTGATATCTACGACAACACCGAGCAGCCTGTCGTTCTGGTCGGCATGGAAGAAATCGCCCGCCGGATCTCACACCGTAAGCAACTCCACAACCGCATCAGCGAATGGGTGGAATTCAAACCTGCTGATCTGCAAGACGTAGCCACTTTCGCTTATGAGTTGATGGAGATCGACCCTCAAATCCACCTTGATGATGCCCTACTCGACCACATTCGGGTGAAATCCAGAGGTGTGGTTAGAACCATTCTTTCAGCTCTTAGCAAAATTGAGCGTTCTGTGAATGGGAACCCGCCGCCTGATGGCGTTGTCACGATGGATGACATTTCTGGTCTCGACTTATTTATGACCGTAGCCCGCAACTAATGGAGGTTACCTCATGGCTAGGGAATATAAGTGCGAGCAAATATGGACATATATCTGCTCCCACGATGTCGTCAACGCCAGAGATGTATCGCTGAACACGGGTATCTCTGCCGATTTAGTGAGCGTCAATCTTAGTCGTTTTGCCAACAGAGGGTGGCTAACTTACGTCAGCGGTAAAGGAGTAAGTGGTGATCCTAAGTGCTACAGAAAAACGCATCAGGCAAGGCCGGAGTTTAAAGGTCACACAAGAGATAAAAGCCAAAGCAGATATTCAAAAAGTGATCGGCAGATGCTCTGGAACAACATGAAAATCAGCAGAAAGTTCACGGTGACAGATTTGCTCTCTTCAATCGATGTTCCTGTAAGGGTCGCAGAGCGCTTCATCACCGTGCTTCACAAAGCAGGTTATGTTTCGCCGTTTACCGTTCGAGGAGCTCAGGTTAAGCGATTAAACAACGGTTACGAGCCCGTCTGGGTGCTCACGAGAGATACAGGGAGACTCGCCCCCAAAGGTAGGAAAAGTGGACTCTGGGATCAGAACGAAAAAAAGTTCTATCGCTTTCAGACACTGGATGAAGCCAACAACCAATCGAAGGTTTCATCGAAAAAGGAGATTAACCAATGACATGGCTGGATGAACTGAGAAAGCAAGTGGATGCCACTTCGCTAGGCAGCGCCGCCAATGCAATGGGCGTCTCGAAAGCGATGATCTCTCAAGTCCTTAACGGCAAATACAAAGGCAACATGCAGCGGGTTCAAGGTCTGGTGGAAAGCGTATTCATGGGGTACACGGTTCTGTGCCCTGTTTTGGGGGAAATTCCCAAGCATAAATGCGCCACACATCAGAACGCCAAACACGTTGGCAGCACACCCAATGCTATACGCCTTTGGAAAGCCTGCAGAAGCGGTTGCCCCCATAGCCAATTGGATGAACGTTTAACCACTCCTATCAGGTTAAGCATTGAGTCTAAAGCCGCCATGCAGAGATCAGAAAAGGTTTGCTCACAACCAACCAGTGAAAAAGTAGCGCTGCGCCAATACGATGCAGCCGCCGTTTGTGCCCGGTTGGAACGGCAAGCGAAAACCGATTCTGAACACATGGCCGGAAGCTATCACCGCCTATACATCGAGCTACTTAAACGCGAGTTAATAGCCGTTGGCAATCGCTACAACCGCCTAATTAAAGAATGAACATCGTGAATCATCCAAGAGGTAATAAAAGGCTGAAACTCGAACCAAGGAATGAGGAATTCAAGATGAAAAGTTTGAATCCACAACATCAGGTAAAGCAGCTGCTGCGGGCCCTGCAGAAAATGAACTGTCAGGTCACTAAAACTGCTCAAACCGAAAAAACGCTGGTGATACACGTTGATGCGCCTGTACCAGAGCTTCAACACCATAGCGTTCTGATCACTGAAACCGTTAATGGCCTGACCCGTCGCATCCGCGCCGCACGTCACTCAGGCTGCTGTGTCGTATGGGAGGATTAATATGACTGTTCAAATTCCACAAGGTTACCGCGTTAATGCACAAGGCCACATGGTGCCGGAAACTCAAATCAAAGCCATCGACCTACTGAGAGACGACCTGGTTCAGAACGTAGTGTCTGCAGCCAGAGAACAGCAGCAAGCACTGGCAGCGTTCAAGCTGCTGGCGATGAATGAGGTCACTGACTTTGTTGACCTGTCTGCAGAGGAATACGACGTCAAATATGGCGGCACGAAAGGTAACGTCACTCTGATGAGTTTCGATGGCCGTTACAAGCTTGTCCGCGCAAAAGGAGAACACAGAGTGTTTGATGAGCGTATCCAAGCGGCCAAGACCCTTATTGATACTTGTATTAACCGTTGGAGCGAGAACGTCAACGACCATATCAAAGCGCTGGTTGATCATGCTTTCCGGGTCAACAAACAAGGCCGTATCGATGTTAACCAGGTGCTCTCACTACGTCAGTTAGATATCGATGATTTCCAATGGAATGAAGCCATGGATGCCATTGCTGATTCAATCCAGGTCACTGGTACCAGCAGCTACCTGCGACTGTATGAGCGCAACAGTGATGGCAGCTATCGCCAAATTCCGCTCGACATCGCCAAGCTCTGAGGTGGGCCTATGAAACGCGAAATAGATATCGTCATGCCTCTTATACGGGGCCCAAGAGATATTGAACTGGGTGAACAGCGTTTAGCTTTCTTTGAAAGAGCCCGAAGCCGCCACAAAACAGAGGAACTGGTCATGTTACTTCGCACTGTACAAGGTGATGAAGCCAACAACCCGAACCTCTATCAGCGGGGCGTTGCTGACATGCTGCAGTACCTATTGGGTATCACCCATAAGCCTCCCCTCTCGGATCAAGATTAACCCTAAATCCAAGCCCCGAAAAGCTCGGGGCTTTTCTTTTTAACGAGGGAGTAAACCATGATTAAACCCTGTTTAAACCTTCCACTTGCTGGTTTCAAAAAAGCCAACGCTCACGAAGCAAGTGCCTTGGTTAAAGATACCCAACTCATTCATTACGAGGCACCGGAATGCTCAGCGCTTTATGGCTATGCCAAAGAGGGGCAGCTTATCGCTGTCGAGTTTGTACAACTGGGAGCTGTTTCTGAATGGTGGATTGAGGAGAACAACTAATGGAACAGAGAACTCGCCTGATAAAGCTCATCCATATCGGCAAAAGAGAGCTTGGCCTGGATGATGAAACCTATCGAGCACTGCTGCAGCGAGAGACAGGTAAAGACAGTTGCAAGAGCATGCTGAATAATGAGTTAGACACCGTACTTCGAGTAATGGAACGCAAAGGCTTTAAAAGGAAAGTTACACAAAGCAAAAAGCGGCTGAGTCCTAAAACACAGGGCAAGCCCGACGTCACCTCAAAGGTTCGGGCGCTTTGGATTACCATGGCTAAGGAAGGCATTATCCGTGACGGGTCGGAAGCGTCGCTTGATGCATATGTGCGAAGGATGACCAAGCAACAGAATGGCAGTGGAGTTGACTATGTTGCCTGGTGCACAACAGAGCAGGCGCACCATATTCTCGAAAGTCTGAAAAAATGGCGCATACGACTAGCTAAAACACGTCAATGAACTGGTCGCAATGTTTATGCTTATTAAGTCAGCATCAATCATATCTCTTTGATTTTCGATAGATCTTGACGCAACGCTACTACCTAGCAAAAATACATCACCATATTTTTTAACTCACTGACATGGCTAAAATAACAATCAAAAAAACCATACTAGCGCTGACTAAAATGGGAAATATTGAGACCGAGTTGGGGACACTTTGTAACTTTGCCCTTTCAGGAAAAGCAGCTTTTGATTTAGACGATTATTTATCAGAAGCACACGGAAAGAGTATATACGAAATAGAACCCAAACTTTATGTTCGTGCTCTGGCAAAATTTACTTGTTACCCATTGAGCTCGTTAAGTGCTGACGGAGAACGCCCCCAGAATTACCCCCTCGGTGATGAAGACCTCGATAAACTCAGTGATTCGTCTCTTGAAAAGATCGCCATACTGCAGTTAAAAGGCGGCAAAAACTCTCAGCTGTCCGATGTTGAATCTAGCAAAAATGAATGTGTATTATCAGCCATTCAAACTAGGCACATCAAAACTAAAAATGACATATCTAAGCATCACTTAGAAATGACAGATTATCTGAAAAACCTTCAGTCCTCAGTGTTCTCTGATGAGCTTCAAACACAGCTACATACCACCTCACTGCTAGGGGACTCATTGCACCAACAAATCAACCAGATAAGAAGTTTAAATATTGCAGGTACAACTTCTGCTTTAGATGCATATAACAACACAATTCACGCCCATCAAAGAGATATCGAACTAGCTTTAGGGCCAGAGTTATCCCATATGAGAGATTATATCTCGCCTTCATCAGCGGCACATGAAGCTATGAGTTCTTCTATCAAGCCTTCCGATATTCTATCTAGCTATACATTCCCAGAACCAGAACCATTCAAGGCAATTGATTGGGCGAAATCATTTAGAGATAAAGAGGAAGCTAAAAGAGTACCTTTTCGTGAACTAGGAACTAAATTAGATAAACTCGTTGATGTGACGGCACAATCTGTTCAATACATGAATCAAATGAATGAGAATATGCGCCTTGCTGCAGAGGAAACAAAAAGGTCAAGTGATGCTGCATCTCGAAATGTAAAGTGGACTTTGTTTTTTACGATTGTTTCAATCTTAATTTCAGTCGTCTCTCTAAATCCAAGTTGGGTCGGTATTTCAAGCTCTCCTCCAAAACAGCTACCAGACACAGTCAATTTGGAACAACCAGCAGGAGGAAAACCTCCTACAGAGAAAGTCACTATATATGAGCCTAGCAAAAATGGGGAAAGCACATCGAGCATCGATGACCATTCGCTTCTGGAAGTTCAACTAGCTCCCCATAACTCTGAGACTTTAAACTCACAATTGTAGTGAGCCCCTAGAGCACAGGCCTCTCAGCCCCATTCCCACCCCAAACGGGAAATCCACCATTGACGATCCTTTTTGATCCATCTGCAATAGATGTATCAACGTTTATGGTGGAGTGGAACCACGATGAAAGCAAAGCAAACCGAACTGTTTGGAGATGGGCAACTCGACCCATCTCTACTTGAACACCTTGACCATCTCCCGGACGAGCATAACGTCTGGCCGACTATCCTGTTGGAGCTTCATGGCGTGCTGCAGCAAAGGCTAAGTAAGCGTGGGATTGATATCCCAGAGCTGGCGCTGGAATGCGTGCTGGATATTGGCGAGTACATGGGCGGTATGCAGGTTTACCTGCCAAGAGGCGACCGATTACGCCAACAAATTCGAGACATGAACATCTGGCATGAATTCAACGGGACGAATACAAAAATTCTTGCGAGGCGCTACGACGTCACAGAGAAAACCATTTACGAAGTGTGCGCCCGTATGCGTAGGATGGAACAGACAAGGCGGCAACCAGACATGTTTGGGTAGTTCCCCCAAGCACTTCTTGACGCGAACCAGACCGCCAACTTGCCGACTACTGGCCCCTTCTCTCCGGGGCCAATTTTTTATCTGGTCATAAACAATCACCAACGGTAATCCGCCGCACGCCCCCCTCACCCATAACCTGACTGAAACCACCTACTAAGGTTTCAGTCATGCAATACCCCTTTAACACAAACGCTTTTCCCCCTGCCTTTTGTCATGCTGTGCATTTTGTGCTTGAGCGCGAAGGCGGCTATGTCGATGACCCGCTGGATGCAGGCGGCGAAACCAAATATGGCATCAGTAAACGCAGCTATCCCAACCTCAATATCGCAACGCTCAGTATTGATGATGCCGTAGCCATCTATCACCGCGATTACTGGATTAAAACCGGATGCCCTCACCTTCCTGCAGTGGCGGGCTTTCTGGTGTTTGATGCTGCTATCCAACACGGTAAGCGCCAGGCGATTAAACAACTACAGCGCGCTATTGGTGTGGTTGATGATGGCGATGCGGGCCCCAAGACCCGCGCAGCCGTCGAGCGCACCCCACCATCGGTGCTCATCGCGCGATTTAGCCTTCAGCGTGCCCGCTTTTACGCCAAGCTCGTTGCCCGTAAACCCAAACAAAAACGTTTCCTGAACGGTTGGTTCAACCGCATTGATGAACTGGCCCAGGAAGCCATTGCCTTCGAATAAGGAGCAGACCATGGCCCTAGCCACTATCGCGACGATCGCAAGCCTCGCCACCGAGTTCGGCCCCGCAGTTCTTCGGGGTATTGGTTCCCTGTTCGGCGGCAAAACGGAAAGCGTCGCCAAGGACATTGCCAACCTGGTTGACCATGTTGATACCACGGTGAATGGCAAAGTAGCCAAAACGCAGAAGGTAGAGCAGTTGGTCGCACAGCTGCCACCCGATGCCCTGGTTGAACTGGAGACCATCAAAGTCGAGCTGGAGAAAGAGAAAAACCGCCGCCTGAAACTGACACTGAACGACAAACAAAGTGAACACCGAGAAACTCAGACGACCATCCGCGAAGGCGACAAAGCGGAAGATGAATATGTCCGCCGTACCCGCCCCAAAGGCGCTCGACTGTCTTTGTATTCCTGTATTGCTTACATCTTCCTGTTTGAAGGACTGGCCGCATTTAGCAAAGGTGATGGGGCCAATATGGAATTTGCGGGCATCTTAATCGCGCCGTTCCTGACTTACATGGGCTGGCGAACGATGGATAAACGCGGTCACACCACTGCGATTAAAACGGCCTTTAAACAGGGGCTATCTGCCTTTCAAACACCGACTCAACAGGGGGTTCGATGAGTGATATCGCCGACCGCGCTCAAATCAGCGATGAGATATTCGAAAGCGCCCTGCTTCACGCCCATCAATGTCGCCACCGGGACACCGCCGATATTGATGACGAGGGAAATCACTGGTGCATCAGCTGCGGCGAGTTAATCCCTGCTGCACGTCTAGATGCCGAGCCCGATGCGGCGCGCTGTATTGAATGCCAGCGCTACCACGAACGCAGGGGGCGTTGATGACTCTGGAGCTCATCCGAACCTGGTGGCCAATCATGGCCACCGTACTCAATGTACTTTTTCTGCTGGCCTGTTTCGCGCTGATGAAAACCTTTGCCCGCAAAGAAGAGCTGCAGAACATCAAAGAGGCGCACAGTGAATTGGCCCAGCGTCATATTGCCCTGAAGCAACAGGTCGAGAAATTACCCGACCATGATGAAGTGTCTGGCCTGAAACTCAGCATTGAAAAACTGCGCGGCGATATTCGGGAAATAAGGCCCAAGCTCGAAGGGCTCGACCGCATCAGCAACCTGCTGCTGGAAAATGAACTCAAGGAAAAGAACGGATGACATTGCATACATTACTTCAACAAGACCGACGCCTGGTGATGTTACGTGTGCTCAATGAAATGCCAGGCTATGAAGCTAACGATTCCATTATTGATTCCGCGTTGGATGCTTATGGCCATAATGTCAGCCGCGATTTGGTGCGCACAGAATTAAGCTGGCTCGCCGAGCAGCTGCTAGTCACGCTTCGCGATGTGGCGGGCACTCAAGTCGCGCGTATTACCCAACGTGGTATTGATATCGCCACAGGCCAGGCAACCCACCCTGCCATTAAACGCCCGCGTCCAGGGGAATAATATGGCTGACAAGGCGCACACCAAAAACCGCATCAGCAAAATAGACAAGTTGCCGGACGATATTAAAACCCAGCTCAATATTCTACTGCGTGAGGGCAAAATGCCCCAGACCGAAATCCGCGAGCAGATTAATGCGTTGATTGATGAGTTTGACCTGCCCGACGAACAGAAAATCAGCCGCAATGCCCTAAGCCGATATTCGCAAAGTTTCCATAAAGGCATGGCGCGTTATCAGCAGGCCCAGCAACTTACCCAACAATGGGTGAAACAATTTGGTGAAACCCCTCAAACCGATATTGCCCGCAGCCTAATTGAAATCGGCAAAAGCCAAATCTTCGATATTCAGATGAAAGCGCTGGAAGAGAATGAACCGCTAGATCCGAAAACCCTGTCCGTGCTTTCACTTGCCATTAAACGTTTGCAGGAAGCACAAAGTGGCAGCGTGAAACTCGAAAAAGAAATCCGGAAACAGGCCGTGGAAGAAGCGGCAAACACAGCCGAACAGGCAGCCAAAACATTAGGGCTGACCAAAGAAGGTGCCACCACTATTCGTAATCAAATATTGGGGCTTTCTTCATGAATACCCATCAAGAGCGCTCACCCATTGCGCGTGCCGTTAATCATCTTCACTACCAATATGATGAAAAAGAGGTACTGCTGCCTTATCAGAAATATTGGATTGAGGATGAATCCCCGCTCAAGATTGCCGAGAAATCACGAAGAACCGGTATCACCTGGGCCGAAGCTTGTGACGCTGCCTTAACCACTTCAAAAAGCAAAGCCCATGGTGGCTGTCATCATTTTTATGTCGGCTCGAATAAAGAGATGGCCCGCGAGTTTATTGATGCTGTCGCCATGTGGGCAAAAGCCTTTGATAAAGCAGCGGGCGAAATCTGCGAAGAAGTCATCGAAGAAGAAGACAAAGATATTCTGACCTTCGTAATTTACTTTGCGTCCGGTTTTAAAGTGCAGGCCCTGTCATCCAATCCTTCAAACCTTCGCGGGATGCAGGGAAACGTCACCATTGATGAAGCCGCCTTTCATGAACGTTTAGCGGAAGTATTAAAAGCCGCCCTCGCCTTAACCATGTGGGGCTGCAAAGTCCGGCTTATTTCTACCCACAACAGCACAGAAAACCCATTTAATGAGCTCATTCAACAAAGCCGCGCGGGGAAAAAAGAATACAGCGTTCACACCATTACCCTGAGTGATGCCTGTCATGATGGATTATACCAACGTATTTGCCAGGTCAGCGGTCAGCGATGGAGCCAGGAAGCCGAAGATAATTGGATAGCCGGATTAATTAAAGCGACGGCCACCGAAGAAGATGCGCTGGAAGAATATTTCTGTGTGCCAAAATCTGGCTCAGGTGTTTATATCCCCCGAAGCTATCGCGAGCGCGCAGCCATATTAGAAAACAACGTGGTTCACTTCAGTGGCTCGGCTGCGTTTAACGCCCTGCCCGAACCTTTACGCGTATTGGAGATGGCCGAGTGGTTAAACATTCACGTTAAACCCCTGCTCGATGATTTGCCCCAGCACCTTCGCCATACCCTCGGGGAAGATTTTGCCCGCTCTGGGGATTTAACCGTTTTTGCACCCTGTACCGTGCTGGCGAATACCCAGCGCCAAATCCCCTTTTTGGTTGAGCTGTTTAATGTGCCGTTTAAACAGCAAGAGCAAGTTCTGTATTTCATTGCTGACCGATTACCACGACGTGATGGCATCAAACTCGATGCCAGAGGCAATGGCCAATATTTGGCCGAGCAAGCCGCAGAGAAATACGGGGCAGAAGTCGAACAGGTGATGTTATCGACCGCTTATTACCGCGAAAACATGCCGCGCTTTAAAGCCGCGTTTGAAGATGACGAAATTCAACTTCCCAAGAATGAAGATGTGATTAATGACTTTTCATCCATTCAAATCATTCGTGGGGTACCCAGCATTGATGACACCCGCACAAAATCCAGCGATGGCCACCAACGTCACGGGGATTCGGCCATTGCCATCTTTCTAGCCTATTTAGCATCTAAAGAAGAATGCCGCCGTTATGAATTGCACCGCATTGTGCAAAAGGAAAACCAGCGACACCTGCACGAAGACACCCGCCGACAGTTCAAACACACCCGTGGCCTGAAAGGCATGCGCGGTGGCCTGCTTTAGGAGATCACCATGATTATCAACCCAGCCACCAATAAGCCCTTTACGCGGGATGAAAAAGAGGCACTGCAGCAACACCACAGCCGTGCCCATGTCACCAGTGTGCGCCGCCCGATGGCCGCTCACTCTGTCGCGAGCTACCTTTCCCCGGCCAAGCTCGCCAACGTGCTGCGCAATGCCGTCAACGGCCAAGCAGAAGACTATTTTATCCTGGCGGAAGAAATGGAAGAGCGCGATACCCATTACCGCTCGGTGCTCTCTACCCGTAAGCTCGCTGCAGCCTCCATCAGCCCAACCGTGGAAGCAGCCAGCGACGATACCCAAGACCAGGAGCTGGCCGAGGCGGTGCGCCAACTCCTTCGCCATCCGCAATGGGAAGATTGCGTATTTGACCTGTTGGATGGCATTGGTAAAGGGATTGGTCTGGTTGAATTACTGTGGGACACCAGCGACACGCCCTGGCAACCGTTCGAATACAAATGGGTAGATCCGCGCTTTATCCGGCTGGATGAGGAAACACAAAGTGAGCTGAGACTGCTCACCGACGACAGCCCGAGCGATGGCGAGCCCCTCGCCCCCAATAAGTACCTGGTACATCTGCCGCGCATGAAGTCTGGTCACTGGTTACGCGCAGGTCTCGCCCGTGTAGTTGCTGTCATGTATATGCTGAAATCCTTCACGGTAAGGGATTGGTGGGCGTTTGCCGAAGTGTTTGGTATGCCAATCCGCGTGGGGAAATACCACAGCAACGCCTCAGAAGATGATATCCGTACCTTAATCGATGCCATTGCCACCATTGCCAGTGATGCAGGTGCGGCTATCCCTGAATCCATGCAAATAGAAATGGTGGAGACCGCTAAAGGCAACGGCGGTGATACCCTGTTTGAGAGCATGGCCGAATGGGCTGACCGCCAGATTTCGAAAACTGTCCTTGGCCAGACCATGACCACGGATGACGGCTCCAGCCAGAGTCAGGCCAAAGTCCATAACGAAGTGCGCCAGGACATTATCAACTGGGACGCCCGCCAGCTCGCTAATACGTTGAACGCCTATTTGGTGAAGCCTTTCGTCGACATGAATTGGGGGCCGCAAAAGCACTATCCCCGCATCATCCTCAAACTTGAAGAAAGTGAAAACATCAAAGCCTGGGTGGAAGCCATCACCCCGCTAATAGACAGAGGCATGAAAGTACAGGCTTCAGAGGTGCGCGACAAGGTTGGCCTGTCTGATCCAGAAAACGATGGCGAGTTGCTGCATGCCATCAACAATGAGCCTGTCTTTGAACCCGCATTAAACCGACAACAGTTGGCCCTTAACCGCGCCCTACCCGACATTGATACCGAGGCGGAAATCGACGAACTGGTAAACAGTGGGCTTAAAGACTGGGAAACCGTCAGCGGCCCCATACTGAACCCTATATTAGAAACTGCGCACCAGGCCGAAAGCTTCGAAGATTTTAATCTGGCTCTGAACGATATCGCCAAGCAACTTGAGGCTAATGACTTTGCAGAGCAACTCGCCAGGCTTTGTTGGCAAGCCCGCGCCCTGGGAGACGTAACCGATGGATAAGGCTATCGTCCCAGAAGAGGCGCTGGCCTATCTGAAAGCCAAAGGGTTAAAGGTGGGGTTTCATCATGCGGATGTGTGGAAGGAAGAACACAACATCGCTTTCACCGTCGCCAAGATGATGCAGCTCGATATGCTGCAAGATGTGAAAGACGCTCTTACCGAGGCGCTGGAAGACGGCCAAACCTTCAGCCAGTTTGCTGCAAACCTAAAACCCTATCTGATAAAGAAAGGATGGTGGGGAGAACAGCTTGCACGTGACCCGATTGATGGCGATATCAAAGCCGTAAAACTCGGCAGTAATGCCCGTTTAAAAACCATTTATCGAACTAACATGCGCACCGCCCGCGCGGCGGGCCAATGGAAACGCATTGAGCGAACCCAAACCACCCATCCCTTTTTGCTCTATCAACTGGGCCCGAGCCGCGAGCATAGAAAAGAGCATCAAGCCTGGGCTGGGATCATCCTCCCTGCCGATCATCCCTGGTGGCAAACCCACATGCCACCCAATGGCTGGGGCTGCAAATGCAGAGTTCGCCAGCTGAGCCAACGTGAAGCAGATAGGTTGATTGCTTCGGGGCAGTACAGAACGGAAGCACCACCGATTGAGGAAAGGGATTGGGTTAACAGACGAACGGGAGAGGTGGAGCGAGTGCCGAGGGGGATAGATCCTGGATGGAGCTACCATCCAGGAAGCCGAAAAGAAGAGATAAGAAGGCAATTTCAGAAAACGCAACAGGAGGCGCTGTGAGCGCCTCTTCATTGTTTGGAAATGTGAGTTATGGGATTTAGGTTTCTAAATGAATCTGAAATATCTTAAACGGCAATTAAACGCAAGTGAGGTGCTTCTGGGTAACCGTCAGAACGGGATGTCATTATCAAAATCTGGGATGCCATTGGGCTTGTTCGTCGGTGCTGCACTTTGGGGAACAGAAACTAATAGATCTAGATTTTCTTCATTCTCAATAACGAACTCGATTCCACCGTTTGTTATCTTGTAGCCATACCATTCGTTTCCGTTGAAGTCACTCTCAATAACTCTCTCTAAATACCCGACTCTAGTAAGCTTAGTTATTGCTATATCAACCTTAAAATCTGGCACTTGCCCGCATGAATTTTTTATTTTCCAAGCGGGTGAGCCCTCCATGTTCTCTGTTGCTGTATCGAGCAACCTAGCAAGAATTAGAAGTTGTAATTCATTTATCTTATATTCTTCTTCCTTAATTTTTGGAATGCGTTCAGAGACGCGACCATTGTCTTCATCTGATATCGATGGTCCTAACCTTCCTAGAGACTTCATTTTCTGGGAAATCTGAGTACAGGCAGCATTCACCGCTGAAAAATAATCACCATCTTGTCTATCTGGTACAAAGTTTCCAGTATTAACTCCAAGCAAGTCTGTAGGAAGATGTAGATCAACACCTCTGGGCTTAAGGATAAAACAACGCTCTCTACCTAGCGCTCCAATGAATAGACCAAGTTCAAAAAGCACATTATCTCTAACCGTCAATTTCTGTTGGTTGCGCATTATTGTGAGGTCATCTGCAGAGAAAACAAACAAAGCAAAGTCTACATTATTTGCTTTTACAACTAGAGAATCCAAAGTGTTATCACCAAGGTTGAAGATATAAGGCCACATCGAAACTTCTGCAGAATAATCGAGACAAACATTGCATGCACCAGCTATATCTAGGCTTTCTGTAGACGACCCAATGAAAATTCTTGGCTTATTAATTTCTTTCAAAACATCAACCTTTAAATGTAAATATACGCATATCGAAATTTAAGTAATCAGATTCTCCATTTCAGGATGAAAATCCGCCAGATACAGACAAACTAAATTCTTTCCTGCTTATCAGCCAAAAATCTAACAGACATCCAATTAAGCCCCTAACTTCAAGAGAAGATTCTAGATGGTTTTTGAAATCTCTTGACATTGACAAAGATTCAAGCTCTTTCGCTGTGACGAATAACGATTTACCTACTTCACTAGAAGCAAAGTACTCTCCAAGAATTTGTGTTGGTAGTGAGTCAAAATCCGATCTAACTTTTGTTCGTACTTGAGATGATATTGACTTACCCTCTTGAGCAAATTGTTCGACTAACGATAATGAAAGATTAAGCATCCTTTCTACACCTACTTTACCTTTTGCGCCATAAGTAAAGCCTTCGACTAGCTTCTCTACTCGCTCATCATGATCTAAAAATGATAACTCTCTAAGGATAAAATCCACACCTATAATAAAAAGGGAGAGTGCATAGTAAAAACAACGTAAGGCCACATCCTTTTGACTAGGCTTTGTCATAATTTGGTCAGAAAAGAAACGAGAGACTTCTAGCCATTGATTACAAGAGTCAAAATTTATCCCCCCAGCCAATAGCGCTTTACATCTTAATATTTGTCCCTTCCAATCACCATCAAGTTTTCCTAAGCTATATTGGTCAATAGCAGCAAAAAACTCTTCATCTGAAAACCTTCTACTTAGAACGCGTTCTGACTTTGATAACTTAGAAAGAAATGTACCATCCAAGACTAGAACTTCTAATTCTCGCCCAAATCTCTTAACTTCATCTCTTTTGTCCGTCGTCGCAACTATAACATTATTAGCTTTAACAGCATGCCCGAGCCCTTTCGCCCAAAATATTCTTTCAATAGCTTGAGGTGTTTTTTTGTTTTTTATATCAACTATCGAAATATTTCTACTTACCGAAGACTCTCTACTATATATCCATAAATCAATATCGGTAACATCAAACCCTTCATAATTAAAGGGAACACCTCGTACTACAAAATATCCTGATTGAAGAAAGAAGTTCCTGAGATGTTCTTCCATTTCAAAACCTTTATTTTTTTTCTTGAGCATTAGAATCCTCCCCCAGTTCTGAGAGCGTTAATCATATCATTTGTCTCGAATGGACTTCTTTGTATCTGCTCTCGCCTAATAATTTCGCGATTAGCCTCTGGGCCACGGAATTTTGTGATTGCTGCACCTGGAAGAGAAGGTATTGACTGTTCACTAACATCACCGTACTTGATCGCTTGCAACGCCAATTCCCCTACCTCTTTCTTTAAGAGCCTCATCATTGGACCACTTCTTCCGTTTTTGGATCCATTCCGAATGGAAACAACACCCTTAAGCTCTAGAACACGATAATCTTGACCTATGGCAGTAACGGGACCAACTTCCCTTCCATCTATAAGTGCTTGTAACAGTCGTTCTATTGCACTGATTTGGCCTCGAGCATAAGAACTTTTGGTCATTCCATATGTTAGTGAAGCGACAAAAGCTTTTGCCAAATCAAATGCATCATCAACCATTGAATTACTATATTTTGAGAACGCTGATGGGAGAGTAAGATATCCGACTTCCTCACTGTTGTTGCTTACTATGTTGATATCGAAAAAGCCAACCGAGTTCACTTTTCGGAACAATGATTCTCCTAGTAATCGAACTGCATCACTATACGCAACACATGCATTTTGCTTGAGCATCAAAGTTAGCTCATTCATAAGCGCTTCTTCAGCAGAGGTAAGCGAATCCAAAACCACCTTTATTTTGGCTGCAGAGTCTCTCCTGAACAAATTTCCATTGAACAAGATTTTTTCATTTTTTCCAATAAGTTCTGCATCGACAAAGCCTATGTGCTCAGAGTCATGGAAGAGTTGGCTGATTTCATTGGCTGCCATTTTATATGTATCAGAAAGTTCCTCTTTAACCTCTTCGCTCTTAACGGGCCTTCGCGATGCAATTTCGGCCAATTCAATTGCTGATTCTTCTGCAGGCTTTGGCTCGAGCGACTCAAAAATATTTGATGTATGCTGCAAAGCAGATGTAGTAGTAACACCAAGGACGCCAACTCCTGAAGCGGCTCTGTCAATTAACTCATGCTCACTGAGTACATCCAAAAGTCTTGGTAATTCAAAAGCTGTATTTATATTTGCCGCACTTGCTAGTACGTCAAGCCTCTCGTTAGAAACTACATTTTGATTCGTTTCTGAAATCGCCGAAAGTAAAATACCTGCTTTCCCGGCAACAAATGTATTTTGGTACTGCCCTTGATTTGTAACATTCTGTAATTTATTTGTGTGATGTATTAGCCAAGAGCCTTTTACTTTTTTGTCCATTATTTCGCCTTCACATTCCGAACAATGCCTAGATTTCAAGTGAATATAACACCGAATGCATAGCCATAGAAATTAGAATCGGCAGAAACGATCGACAAGAGATTAACTTCTTTAATATCAGGTTGATAGTCTAGCTCTCGTCAAATTTCACTTTAGCGGCACTTTGGCTCGAAACAGGCCTTCAATGTACTCAAGACTATGTCGCATACAGGAACCTAATATGTAATTTCGTATACTAAGTGACAACCACCCCCGTAAATCTCACCCAATCCTCAGCACTCCTATTCTGGCCTCTACTCTTCACCAAAACACAGGCCAGTGACATGCCCGACACTCATCAAGCACGCCATCTGGCGCTCTGTTTTCAACTGCCACAACAGCAGGCAGATGCCAATGAACGTTGGCTGGAGCTTATCCCCGCTGGCATTTTCTCCGGCATCGACGGCCGCAGTTGGTCAAATTCATCGCCGGATTTAGTGGTACTGAATTCTGCCGCTTCTGCACCCTGGGACATTGAACACGCTACCCACATCAAAGGCCCACTAGGGGAAGAAGCCCCCGCTTATGGCTGGGTGGAAGAGTACGACGTACGTGATGGTGCCATTTGGGGCCGTGTCGCCTTTAACCGTGAAGGCGTGGACATCATTACCGAACGCAAATACCGCTATTATTCGCCCGCTTTTCTCCACGATGCCCAAGGCAATGTCACCGCGATTGAATCCGTCGGCTTTACCAACAAACCCAACCTGACCGAACTCCCTGCACTGAACCGACAACAAAAGGAGCAAGAAACCATGACACTCCCTGTCACTCTGGCAACGGCGCTTGCGCTGGATACGGCCACCGCGACCGAAGCGGATGCCCTCTCAGCGATTGAAACGCTGAAATCTGACAAGCAGCTGGCGCTCAACCGCGCCGACAACCCTGACCTTAAAAAGTATGTTCCGATGGAAACCCATCAGTTAGCGCTGAACCGTGCGGAAGCGGCCGAGGGCCAACTCAAAGCACAGCAGGACGCAGAAACCGAAGCCGTGATTGATGAAGCTATCGCGGAAGGCAAGATTGCGCCCGCAAATAAGGCGGCGTTCCTTTCTATGTGTCGCACTGACCGCGAAGGCTTTGACCGCTTCCTGGCATCTGCACCCAAAGTGGTGAGCGATGAAAGCCGACATACCCAGCCGCCGAAAAACAAAACCAATCTGGGTGAGCACGAGCTCGCCATCTGCCGAAAGCTCCACATCACCCAGGAGCAATATCTGGCCGCCAAAACCCATACACAGGAGTAACCACTGATGTCACAGTCTCAAGCGCAAATTCTCGAAGCCCTGTTCACGGGCATGAGCGCGGCCTACACCCAGGGGCTCACCACGGCCAGCCCGCAATGGCAGGAAATCGCTACTGAAGTGCCAAGCTCAACCTCAGCCAATAACTACGGCTGGCTGGCAGACATTCCGGGGATTAAAGAATGGGTGGGTGAACGCCAGCTGGCTGACATTGGCAAGCATGGCTATGCCATCGAAAACAAAACCTGGGAGACCTCTATCAAGGTCAAACGCGAAGACGTGGACGATGACCAGATTGGTATGTATTCCGTGCTCGCCAAAAACTTTGGTTTCCAGGTTGCGTTATTCCCTGATGAACTCGCATATGGCCTCCTCAAAGCGGGTTTTGAAACCACCTGCTTTGATGGCCAGTATTTCTTTGATGCTGACCACCCAATGGGCGATGGCACCTACTCCAATATCATCGGTGTTGCATCGGCAACAGGCGAACCCTGGTTTTTGATTGATGACACGCAGGTACTCAAGCCCATCATCTACCAAAACCGCCGTCCGTTCGTGTTCAAGAACATGAACCCGAACGAAGAGTTCACCTGGTTCAATAACGCCATGGCGGCAGGTACCGATGGCCGCTCCAATGTCGGTTTCGGCTTCTGGCAAACCGCCGTGGGTTCAAAGACCGCGCTCACGGAATTCAACTACGAAAAAGCCATTGAAGCCTTGTCCGGTATTCGCAAGAACAACGGCACGCCCCTGGGTATTCGTCCGACCAAGCTCATCGTCGGCCCGCGTAACCGCGCTGCCGCCAAGAAGCTTATCAACGTCGCTCTGCTAAGTGATGGCGGCAGTAACCCATATTACCAGGATGTCGAGGTCGTGGTCAGCCCATACCTTGGTTAACCCCGTTTAAACCACGTTTAACCCCATTCAGCATTGGCCGTCAGGCGGCCTTTGCGACTAAGAGGATGAAACAGTGAACGATGCCACTCAATCTGCCACGTCAACCAAAGCGTCACGTTCTGGGAGCACTGAAAAAACCACTGGCACCCAAGGAGCCAACGCTGTTGACACTACCACTGAGACACCGCAACCGGATAGCGAGCAAAGCCCTGTGAGCCCACAGGAAGCCATGATGGCCAAGTTGGGAGAGACAGCCTTTATTGCTCTGTTTGTCCGAGCCAAACCCGTCGATGGTTTCTGGCGCTGCGCCCGCTTCTGGCCACACGACGGCGAACATGTGTTTGTGGTCGAAGACCCTGCCGCCGCCCATCAACAGCATGACGCTGATGTGTTTATCGATGCGGCTGCACTTGAACGCCTGGAGCAGGAGCAAATGCTCTTTGTTGAACGCCAGCACACGCAAGAGAAGGAAGCCTGAGCCATGAGCTCTACCGTCTATGCCAGCCAGCAGGATTTGCTCGACCGAGATGCCTCGTTTGTGTGGACGGTGGCCGCTCAACAGGGTAACCCTGATGCCCTCGATGAGGTCGCCATCAACGCAGCGCTCGGTGATGCCACCGAGGAGATAAACACTTTTCTATCCCGCTATCCGCTGCCGCTAAGCCGTGTGCCGAGAACACTCAACCGGGTGGCCATTTCCATCGCGTTTTACTGGCTGGCAGACCGTGACAGCAGCGTGACCGACCTGGTGCAAAAACGCTATGACGATGCCATTGCCACCCTGAAAGACATTCAGGCAGGCCGGAGAGATTTAGGCGTTCCCCAGGCAGAGAAACCGCAGGAGAAAAATACAGGAAAAGCCGAGGTGATTGATGCCTCCCGGCCACCGATGCGCAAACAACTGGGCGGGGTGATCTGATGGCTATCGCTGTGAATATCTCGGGGCAAGCTGAGCTCGCCCGCATACAGGCCCACATAGCCAGGCTCAGTGATACCGGGAATCGTAAAATGCTGCTGAACCTTATCGGCGCGGAAGCCGAAGCCCAGACCCACCGACGCATCAGAGACGAGAAAACCGCACCTGATGGCACTCCCTGGGAAAGCTGGTCTGACGCCTATGCCAAAACGCGCCACGGTAACCATTCCCTGCTGATGGGCGAAGGCGAGCTGGATGATTCCATTCAATACCTGGTCAAGGGCAACAAGGTCTATGTAGGGTCGCCGCTCATCTATGCGGCAGTGCATCAGGAAGGGTTTGATGGTGCGGTGCAAATCAGCGCCCATCACCGACGTATCACCCAGGCATTCGGCAAGGTGCTCCGCCATCCAGTTTGGCAGAGCGTCGCCGCCCACGTCCGGCACATGAAAGTGCCGCAGCGTGAATACCTCGGACTGTCTCAGGACAACCAGCAAGACCTCTATGCACTCATTGGTGACTTTTATGGGGAGCTCTTGCCATGACAAACCGCCCGCAACTCGATATCACAGGCACGACGCTTGCCATCACCGCCGCCGCAGTGAAAGCACTTCATCACTTTAAAGGTGAAGCGCCCAACCAGGTCGGCAGCATTAACCGCCACAAAGGCCGCTTTGCATCGCCTGATGCGGTGAAAAAGGAGGTCACCCATTACGGCGTTATCCGTGTGGCAGCACTCAATGTCAGCCACGTGCGCCGCGAAGCAGGCAGCGTGGTCGGTCTGGTGTCTCTGGTGGCTTTTGTGATGACCACTGACCATTTTGGCCACCACCGCGACGAACGCGCCGAGGTCATCAGCAGCCAGCTCGCCCTCTTCATCGCCAGCCAGGATTGGACGCCTGCCTTTGGCCGGACGGCCTATAAACCTGCAGACCGGGTCACCGCCCAGAACCTCTGCACCGAAGCGCTGGATGATATTGGCGTGGCGATCTGGTCTGTCAGCTGGCAGCAGGAATGCCGCCTTAATGTGCCCGTTGACCTGTCTTCCCTGGATGACTTTCTCACGGTGCAACTCGATACCCCGGACGAAGGCAGCCTAACGCTCAGCGCAACGATTAACATTCAACACCCCAACGACAAGGACACCCAATGAACAGCGTGACTCTCTACCCCACAGATAAAACGGTGAAAGTACGTAAACCGGACGGCGCACACCTCAGCGAAGAGGGTGAACCTGTTGTGATGAACGCCTATTGGCACCGCCGTGTGAGAGAAGGCTCAGTGACCACGAACATGCCCGAGGTGGCCACCGACACCACCAAAGACAGCGTGAAAACGAAAGGATCGAAATGATGTCCATCCCGAATGATATTCGTGTGCCCTTGTTTTATATGGCGTTTGATAACGCGAACGCCAATCAGGGCGCTGCTATTCAGCAACATAAGATTCTGGTGATGGGTCACCAGACAGGCGGCTCGGCAAATCCGCTCGAACAATACCGCATCACCAGTGATGACCAGGCGCGCGCTTTGTTCGGTGACGATGCCATGCTCACTGCCATGCTGAAAACCCTGCGCAAGGGCAATAGCTACACCGAAACCTGGGCCATGCCTATCGCTGAACCCTCTGCAGGCTCTGCCGCTATGTCAGGTCAGGCCATCAGTGTGCAAGGCTCGGCCAGTCAAGCGGGCACCCTGTCACTGATGATTGCAGGCCAGCGGGTACAAGTCGGCGTAGAGACCAACGACACAGCAGGCGCGATTGCCAATGCCATTGTGACCGCCATTAACAGCCAATCTTCACTGCCTGTCAGGGCGCAAATTCCTGAGACCGAAAACACCCGCGTGAAGCTTACCGCCAAATGGAAAGGCATCACGGGTAACGATATCGATGTGCGCTGCAACTATTACGACACCGAGCAGTTGCCACCAGGCGTTTCCCTTACCCTGACGCCGCTGACAGGTGGCGCGGGGTATGTCGATACCAGTGAGGTCATTGGCGCGCTCGGTGATGAGTGGTTTAACCATATTGTCTGCCCATTCAACGATCAGGCTTTCCTTGATGGCCTCCGCACTGAGCTCAATGACCGCTGGGGCCCACTGCGAATGATGGAAGCGGTTTGCTACACCGCCTTTCGTGGCAACCATGCCGAAACGGGTACCTGGGGCAACACGCGTAACGATCATTTAATCACCTGCATGAGCACCAATCACGCGCCCAACCCGCCCTGGGAGTTTGCGGCGGCCTATGCGGCGCAGGCGGCTTATCACCTGGCGATTGATCCGGCCAGACCCCTGCAGACGCTACCTTTGGTGGGCTTGCTGCCCCCGGCCAAGCGTGACCGCTGGGACTTGGTAGAGCGCAACCTGCTGCTGCATGACGGACTGGCAACTTACCAGGTGGATGCAGGTAACCGCTGTCTGATTGAACGGGAGATCAGCACCTACCAGGTGAATGCATTTGGCAGCCCGGATCCGAGTTACCTCGACATCACCACCCCCATGACCCTGGGCTATTTCCGCTTTGTGCATAAAGCTCACTTCACCCAGAAGTTTCCCCGTCACAAGCTCGCCGGGGATGACGTGCTCGACAGTCTGGAGCCGGGTCAACCTGTGGTGACGCCCAAAATCCTGCGCGCGGAAATGCTCGATGTGTTCCTGCAGCTACAGGAGAAAGGACTGGTTGAGAACTTCGAGCGCTACAACGCAGAGCTTGAGGTCACCCGCGACCGCTCGGATGCCAACCGTATCAACGTACTCTGTACCCCGGATTTGATTAATGGCCTGCGCATCATGGCCATGAACGTCCAGTTCTATCTGTAAGGAGAAACGCACATGGCTATTTTGGGTTATGCAAAAATCCGCGCCAATGGCGTGGAGCTCAAGACCAAAGGCGGCGCACGCCTCAACCCCGGCGGATTCAGCCGCACCTCGCACGGCGGTGGGGGCCGCGTCTGGGGTAACAGTAAACGCTTTGTTGCACCCTCGCTCGATTTCAAGCTGGCGGTGGACAGCGATACCGATGTGCAGGCACTCAACGCGCTGGAAAACGCCACCATCGTCTTTGATGCCGATAATGGCCTCACTTACATGATGACGGGCAGCGCACTCGAAAACCCCGCAGAGCTGGATGAAGACAACGGCGAGACAGGCGGCAAATTCATTGGCAGCAAGTGCAAACGCATTTAACCGGGGGTACGCATGGCGAAAATTGAATTCACCCTTTCGCATGGCCTGCCCTTTGGCCAGGGCCAAGACGCAGAGCTGCAGTATGACGTGGTGCTTCGTGAGCTCACCACACGCGATGTGATTGAAGCACGCACCAAGGCCGAACAGGTGGTTTTCGTGCCCGATCCTCAGACCGGGACCGAGCGCGGGATCACCGTGGTCTCTGAAGTCAGGATGGGCATTGAACTCCTTTGCCGCCAAATCGAATCCATCGGGGAGATTAAAGGCCCACTTCCCGAGCGCCAGCTCTACCAGCTTCATGTCGATGATTTTTCCCTGCTTAACGAGCAGGCCGAGCGACTTGATGCGGCTGTGGGGGTGGCCGAAAAACGGGGGCGACTGGAGCAGTCAGGCAGCAGGACTTGAGCACGTCGTGTTGGCCCTGGCTGGCCGCTATTTCTCCCCTGTTGATCACTTTCTCGATAAACCCGTCACCTGGTTGTTTGACCATTTATGCGCACTGAAGGCAAAACAGCATGAGCCAACTTAACAGCGAAATCATCATCAACCTCTCGGGTAATCTCACCTCAAAGGCGCGGGCCTATTCCAGTGAAATGAAGAAGTTTGCTGAAAGTAATTCACGCATGGCCAAAGGCTTTCGCCATGCTGTCCGGGGCGTGAACAAAGGGCTGGATGCAATGGAAAACCGCTATACCGCTCTGGTGGCCACCGTCGCTGGCGGTGCCGTGGCCAACAGGCTGGTGACCCTCGACCGCCGCTTGTCCCGTCTGTCTGTCGCCGCTGACCTCACCAAAGAGCAAACCCGCGCTCTTTACGAAGAGATTGAAAATATCTCCCGCTCTGAAGGTATTCGCATCGACCCCACCCAAACGCTCGAAGGGCTGGAAGTGGTGATGGAAAAGCTCGGTGATATTGAGTTTGCGCGCAGGAACATGGAAAACATCGCCCTCTTCTCTCAGGCCACAGGCGCAACAGGTGGCCATATTGGTGCCGTTCTGACCCAGCTGAAAAAGCTGTCAGTGGAGACCCAACAGGAAGTGCTGACCGCCATGGACAGCCTGAACGTTCAGGGGAAAAGCGGCGCATTCACCATGGCATCTTTCGCCGCACAGGGTGAACGGCTGCTTTCCACCTATGCAGCCACTGGCCGCCAGGGTGTGGAAGCCGTGCTGGAGCTGGGTGCCGCCATGCAGGTCATCCGAAGCGGTGCGGGCTCTGACGAACAGGCTGTGACTGCCTATGAAGCACTGATCCGCGAAATGACCACCCCGGACAAGGTGAAGAAGCTGAAAGAGCTGGCCGGGATCCATGTCTTTGACCCGGAAAAACTCAAAGACGGCGTGGAAGTGATGCGCCCCTTACCCGACCTGATGAGAGAGATCATCACAGAAGCAGGCAGCAGCACCCGCTACACCATGACCCAGGCACTCGATACCATCAAGTTTGGGGAAGAGGCAATCCGCGCTTTAAAACCCTTAATGGGGGAGTTTTCCGCCAAGGGCAGTATCACCTCATTTGACGCATTTTTGTCTGTCACTGCCGACGGCTCAACCACCCTCAAGGATGCGGCCAAGGTCGCCAAGGATTACCAGGCGAGCGTCGATAACCTGATGACCGCCCTTCATCGCCTCACACAAAGAGAGCTGGCCGAACCCTTTCAGGATCTGGCCGATGCCGTCAACAGCCTTGACGCTGCCACCCTCGACCGCTGGCTGCAGCTTGGTAAGAATATCGGCCTCACCGTGGCGGGCCTGGTTGCCGCCCGCAAAGCGCTGGGCGTTGCCAAAGACTTAAAGGCTGTATTTGGTAAAAAAGGAGGCGTTGGCGATGCAGCCAATACCCTTGCCGGAGGTGTAACGCCTGTTTATGTGGTGAACATGCCAGCCGCCAACGCTCTGCAACAGGGACAGGCAGGCACACAGGGCAAATACAGCGGTGCCAGTGGCCGACACCGCTGGCTGAATATCGCCGCCCAGGGTACAGGAGTCGGCTATGGCCTGATGAATCTGGCACCCGAGTTCTCTCCCATCAATATCCGCCGTGCCTCAGAGGTCGATACCACAGGTTTGCCGGATTCCTTTGTACCCGGTGCGGGCCTGCTTGATGTGTTTGATGAGATTTCAGGCTGGTTCCGTGGAAGCAGTGCGACCCCCCCTGTTAATGAGGTGGGCGAAATTCGTGGAAAAATCGCGATTGAAATGCATGAGAACCGCACCCGGATAAAAACCGCGGAGGTACGGTACAACGGCATTCCTCTGACTGTGGATCATGGTCTGTCCATGGCGGACTAAGGGGACAAGATGCAAGAACCTTGGCAAGACAGGCGTGAAGCTTCCTTTCGTGGGGTACCCTTTCTGTTATTAACGGTGCGCGGCAAAACGGGCCGACGCGCGGTGACCCACGAATACCCGAAAAGCGACCAGGGCTGGCCCGAAGATAATGGCGGCGCTCTGAATGCAGAAACCATCAAAGCCGTCCTAGTTGGGCCAAGTGCACAAACCCAGTGCCAGCAGTTGCTCGATGCGCTGAACGTCGCAGGCCCCGGTGAACTGGTGCATCCCTATTGGGGCATTCGCCAGGTACAAATTGGTGACGTAAATTACGATTTCGACAACAACGAGCGCGATATCTGCCTCCTGTCGTTTCAAGTTTTCGCGGTCAGTGATCGGCTTTTCCCTGCAGACCAGCTCGACACGCAGCAAGCCGTCACCGAGCAAGCAAACGCCGCCAATGACGCGCAATGTGAGCGCTTTGCCCAAGTGACCGAAACACTGACGCCCGAACAAGCGACATCGATGGCCAACCATATTGATAGATTGCTCGACAGCCTCGATAACACGGTGAACAACTTGCCAGGGCTACCGGAGCAAACGGGCGAATGGGTGAACAGGCTGGGCCGCGTCAAATCCTCGGTCACGCGTGGGTTAATCTATCCAGGACAACAAGCTAGGGACATCACGGATCTTCTTTTTCGTGTGAAAGACCTGGTCACAGAATTGCCCTTGTCACTCAGCATTTACGACCAACTGGCGCAGCGCTGGCAAGGAGAACGCGAAGCGCTGAACCCTACCCGCTCTGCGACAGCACCCGAACAGGCTCAACAGCTAACTGCCCTCGATTTGATGCTCACCGCCGTGGTGACGGGCAAAGCCAATGCCATTGCCAACGGTGAACTGACCGACAGCCAACAAGCCGAGCAAGCGGCCACCTCGATGACAACGTCACTGGCGACCCAAGCCGCCCGAGCCGTGGAGGATGGCAACCGCGATGGCTGGCGAACATTGCGCGCGTTGCGTCTGTCTGTTGTCGATGACATCAAAGCCCGCGCGCGGCAGCTGCCGCGCATGCGCACGGTGAATATTGACCGCCCGCGTCCCTCTGCCCTGCTCGCTTATCAGCTCATAGGTGACGCCCGCCAGCGGGATGACATCGTCAAACGTAACCGTCTCGCTCGCCCTGCGTTTATCTCAGGCAGTGTGGACGTGTTGGAGCAAAGCAATGGATAAGGTCTCACTGAAAATCGGAGGCCGACTTTGGCAAGGCTGGAAAGCCATCAGTATCAGCCGATCCCTGTCAGCCGTGACGGGTGAGCACCAATTCAGTATTACCCGCAGTTGGAAAGAGGCCGAGGTGTTACCCCTCAAAGAGGGCATGGCCGTCGAGGTATTGATTGCCCAGGAAACCGTGGCCACCGGATACATTGCTGAACGTATCCCAAGTTATGACGCCCATTCACTCAGCTATCAAATCACGGCCAGGTGCAAAACCAAGGACTTGGTCGAATCGTCCCTGGTTCACCGCTCTGGCGAATGGAAAAACATCACACTGGCCAGCATCGCGGCAGAAATCTGCAAACCTTACCGCATCCAAGTAGAGGTAAAGACCGACGTCGGACGCCCCTTTGATACGGTTCGCCTGGAGCAAGGCGAATCACCCTTTGAGCTGCTGGAGCGGTTAACCCGTCAACGTGGGGTGTTACTCACCAGCAATTCAGCTGGCAACTTGGTGATCACACGCGCTAGCACCCTCCAGTTAGATACCGCCCTGGTATTGGGCAAGAACATTCTCGCCGCCCGGGGCCGATTCAGCGAAGCCGAGCGCTTCAGCCGTTACATCATTAAAGGAGTGGGAAGCGGTGCCACCTTTGATGCGGAGCCTGCCGCCAAAATCGGTGGTCAGTTAGTCTCTGTCGATGACAAGGGCGTCACCCGGTACCGCCCTAAAATTATTCTCTCTGAGGAAGTCTTCACCGCCGATGGCGCAAGCCGTCGCGGCCAGTGGCAAAAACATCGGGCGTTGGCCGAGGCTACCCAAAGCGAAATTACCGTCAAAGGCTGGCGGATGCCTGACGGCGCATTGTGGCCACTCAACCGACGCATCCGGGTCGATGACCCTATTCAGGGCATTGATGCGGTGATGCTGATTGCTTCATTGACCTATCTGGAAGATGACCAGGGACGCATCACTGTGCTCGGTTTGGTTCCGCCCGAGGCCATGGATATCTCAATAGAAGCGGAGAAAGACACCCAACAGGTGGGCGCATGGTAAGCCCGTTTAACCGCCTTTTAATGCCTGTTAAACGGCGACTGCAGTTGATGGTGGATCGCGCTGTATTGCGGATTATCACAGACAGTACCCAGCGCCAGCAGCTTCAGATCCAAACACTCGCCGACGAAACTGACAGCAGCATTGAACGCTGGCAGAACTATGGCCATACCAGCGTTCCCCCTGTGGGCTCCGAGGCCATTACCCTCGCCCTGAATGGTAACCGCTCTAACCTGGTGGTGATCTGTGCTGAAGATAAAACGGTGCGTCTGAAAGACCTCAAACCCGGTGACAGCGCCTTTTACCACCTCGAAGGCCATTTTTTCAAACTGACCAAGGGAAAGACAGGCGAGCTTATCGCAGACACCCTCAATATTTCAGTGAAACAGGTAAATATCACGGCCACAGAAGGGGTTGATATAACTGCCCCTGACGTGTCGATATCCGGCAACCTCACCATCGGCGGAAACTGCGAAGCAGCAGGCCGGGTGATTGGTCAGGAAGGCGGGACGTTTAAAGGCATCGAGTCTGAGACTCACCGCCACAAAGAAAACGGAAGAGACAACTTATCGGATGGCCCGCAATGATTGGTATTTACTGGCATCAAAATGGCGCAGATCACAGCATTGAGCAGGGAACACTGGCCGAAGATGATGGCCTGAACTCTCTGGTCTTCATGATGCTGATGACTGACGCACGAGCCAAAGACAGCGACGCTTTACCTGTTGGCACAACCGACCGACGCGGCTGGCCTGGCGACAGTTTTGTTGAGACGCCCTGGGGCTCGCGTCTTTGGCTGTTGAGACGGGAAAAACTCACCACCGCCACGTTACAACGCGCTGAAGACTACACGCGTGAAGCCCTTATCCCGCTACTGAAAGGGTATGCAAAACGCTACCGTGTCACGGCATCACGCACGGGAGCCGACCGCCTGCGTCTGGACATTGCTATCACTAAGCCCGATGACACTGCCATGAGTTATGGCATCAGCCTTCGATGGGACAGCCATCAACTGAATACGCAGGTATCTTATGCCTTATAACCCGCCCACGCTTGCCGAATCCATCAAACAGATTGAAGGTGATATTGCGCTGGAGTTAGGTCTCAATGCGCACTTACCTGCTATTTGTAGCGAGCGGGCAATTGCCTTTGCGGTCGGTGCAGCCAAGCGCGATTTGCACGACCAACTGGTTTGGCTTTCCAAACAGATTGTGCCAACCGCAGAAAGTGACGACAGCACCATTGAAACCAGGGCCGCCTATGAAGGCGTGCCACGAAAACTGGCTCAGAACGCCAAAGGAAGGGCCACCTTCAGCGCGAGCGATAACGCCCAACTGCCTCTTGATAGCGTGCTCACCTCCGGGGACGGCACGCGGTACCAAGTCACAGACAGCGCACTGCCTGCAGGTGGCGAACTGGTGGCAGAAATACAAGCCGAGCAGGCAGGAACATCCGGGAACCTGGCAGCTAATGACACCCTGACACTGGTGAATCCCTTCCCCGGTATCGGCAGCCAGGCGACCGTCACCTCCATGGATGGCGGCACTGACATAGAGCCGATTTCAGAGCTGTTGGCACGGCTTTGGTTTCGCAAACAATATCCACCGATGGGCGGGGCTGTTCATGACTATATGGCCTGGGCGACTGAAGTGCCCGGCGTGACCCGCGCCTGGGCTTATGATGCCTGGCAAGGTGGCAGCACCGTCGGCCTGACCTTTGTGTGTGATGGTGATGAGGACATGCTGCCTACAACTGCCAAAATCGAACAAGTCAGAGACTATATTTACCGACATAAAGATCCCGCCACAGGTCTGGAGGTAGGCCGCCCCGCTGGGATTGAGACGGTGATATTCAAACTTCGTTTAAAGCCCGTTCAACTGGCCATAAAGCTTACCCCGGATAACAGCGAAACCCGCGCTGCTGTCACAGCCCAACTGACCCGGCTGGAGCGCTCATTGGCTCACCCCGGCAGCAGCCTGTTGCTCTCTCAGGTTCGCACCGCTATTGGCACCACACCGGGGCTTGCGGATTACACCACCCCACTTGACAGTGACATCACCAGCCAAAGCGATGAGCTGATCACCTTCGAGGTACCACAATGGATAGAGTGAACCGCGCACAATCCACAGATGCCTGGTTAGATGTCTTGCAACAGCTGATGCCCCAAGGCATTGCATGGCCACGGGATCTGGACGCCAACCAAACGCGACTGCTACGCGCACTGGCGAAAAATCTGGCAGATATAGACGCCTTAACCGATACCCTGCAACAAGAAACCACCCCTGAACATGCATACTTTGTATTGGGTGAATATGAGCAATACCTTGGACTGCCAGAATGCACTGAACAGCCATTATCCGTGGCGGAAAGACAAGCGACAGCAGTGGAGAAAGACCACCGAAAGGGCAGGCTTCAAGCATGGAACATTGAACAGTGGGGCACTGATTTAGGCTTTCTGATCACAGTGAAAGAGCATTTCCCCCATCACTGTCTACGCGGTTGCACCTACCCGCTTTATGAAGAGAAATACCGCCATCTGCTGCAGGTGATTGTGCATGACACTCCAGAAGCCGGAGGCAAGCAGCTTGAATGCACCCTCACCCAGTTCAAGCTAGGTGGGAAATACTATGAATTCATCTATGTAGGTAACGACTGATGCATTTCCTTAATAACGGCTCCCAGGTCGAAACCGTTCCCGCCGCGAAATCAAGAGTAGGCGTTGCAGGCTACTTCAGTGAAAGTAATGAAGACAACGCACCAAGCTATCCTGGTCAGGACTGGTTTAATGCAGTAATAAGGGAATTTCAGACTGCGTTAACGCGATATGGCGTACCTTTCGACCCCGATAATTTTGATCACCTTTCCAGGCTTATCCAACTCACTGCGTTACCTATAGGTAGCCCTCTCCCGTGGATGACAGATATCGCCCCGGAAGGTTGGGCCATCATGAAAGGCCAGGCATTCGATACCGACCTTTACCCTGAAACCGCAGCCATCTACCCGGGCGGCATTCTTCCCGACATGCGAGGCCGTGGCCTGATTGGTAAAGAAGACGGTGAGAGTGTGGGTTCATTCGCTGAGGGGCAAGTTAAAGAACACGGACACCCTGGCTCACTAGTGTCAAGCACCGATTTAGGTCGCCGATATACCAACACGACAGGAAACCACGAGCATACCAATCGCGGAGGACATAATTTCGGTGGAGGGCATAAAGTTCAGGAAACAGTGAATTCTTCTGGTCGCAACTTTAGTGGTACAAATGCAGCGGGTAACCACCACCACTTTACAGATATGGGTCCGCATGCCCACATTTTGAGCATTGCATTATTTGGAGCCTCGAAAAACACCATCGACCACCTCAAATGTAACTGGATAGTGAGGCTTGCCTAATGAATGAAATCAAACAGACTTCGGTTGTTGTAGACGTTTCTCACCTATCACCTGATGGGTGGTGGCTAGGCAATGAAACGCAACACGTCGCCAAAGGAACTGCACTCGGCTCGGACTATACGGAAACGCTCTATATCCCTTCAGCAGACGGCCTGACAGCGCGCTTTGATAGAGACAGTCAAACCTGGTCGGAAGAAATAGAAGATAGAACTGCCACTCCCTACTATTCCATTGAAGGAGGAGAGTATCGCCTCGCCACCCCTGATAGTTCTGTTCCTGCTGGCATGGTTATTACTCCACCACCAAACCATGATCCGAGCACTCAGACTGTCCTTTACGATAAAGACCAATGGCAGATTTTTGATATCAAGATTGGACAGTCTTACTGGGATCAATCCGGTCGGGAATACATAGTGTCTGACTACTACTTTGAGCTTCCAGATGAATGTACTTGGGAGCATCCACCAGCGACTAGAGAGAACTATGCCGTCAGATTAGTTCAGGGGAAATGGGAGGAAGTCGAAGATCATAGGGGTAAGGAGATCTTCAACAAAGCAGAATGTTTACAGGTCGAACTAGTAGAAGGCCTGGGGCCTATTAAAGACGGATGGACACTGACTGCCCCACCAACGCCTTTCCATGAGTACATAAACGGTACCTGGCAACCAAGCACTGACAGAGTAAAAAAAGCAAAACGTGAAGAGATAAATGCGTGGCGTGTAGCAATGGAAAATGATGCCGAAGCGACGGTCACTGCCAACGACTCCCTCTGGGATGCGGGCCCCGAAGCACGTATGAGAATAGACTCCACCATACTTGCAGGCGTGATGCCGCCTTATTGGACTGACGCCAATAACCAAGACCACAATGGCATGACCATAGATGAACTAAAGCAGGTCAAAGCAGCAATAAACCTGCAGGGGTTCGTTATCCATGACAAACAAAGAAAGATGAAACAGGAAGTGGACAACCTGGAGAGCTTTGAAGCGGTGCTGGCGTTTAACGTCGAGCAACAGACTGTTTAA